GAAAATATTAATCGCTGCACCCGACGAAAAACCCATGAAGTTCTATGGAATCGAATACGATGATTGGATCAATGAAACAATTACAGAAATTAAAAAACATACCGACAGGCCAGTTGAAGTTAGAAAAAGAAATAAGTTAAGATTAGACAGATTAACCACAGACACATTACAAGATGCATTGGATGATGATGTATTTGCACTCGTAACTTTTAACAGTAATGCAGCAGTAGAGTCTATATTTCATGGCGTTCCAGTATTTGCATTAGCACCTCAATCAGCAGCGGCACCAGTTTCTTTAAAAGATCTATCAAAAATTGAAACTCCATACTATCCGGATAGAGATAAATTATTTGAGTGGGGTTGTCACCTAGCATATGGTCAATTCCATATAAGCGAGTTACAAACAGGTAAAGCCAAAAGGATGTTGGAGGAAAGATGAAAGTATTTGTAGGATACGACACAAGAGAAGATATTGCATATCAAGTATGCAAACACAGTATTATAAGTAAACAGCCAAACGCAGATGTGCGTCCGTTAAAGCAACAAGAACTAAGAGATGCAGGATGGTATACTCGTCCCATTGATAAACTAGGATCTACCGAATTTACATTTACACGTTTTTTAATTCCAGAACTTACAAACTTTGAGGGTTGGGCATTGTTTATGGATTGTGATATGATTCTCACAACAGACATAAAAGAATTGTTTGACCAGGCAGATGACAAGTATGCCGTAATGTGTGTTCAACATGATTACAAAGTACAGGAAGGTTTTAAGATGGATGGACAAAAACAAACTGTGTATCCACGTAAGAATTGGTCAAGCGTAGTATTATGGAACTGTGCCCATCCAAGCAATAAAGTTGTAACTACAGATTTAATTAATAATTCCGAAACAACTGGAAAATATTTACATAGATTTGCTTGGCTTAAAGACGAAGAGATTGGCGAATTAGATCATACATGGAATTATCTAGTAGGTGTATACAACGACATCGAAAAACCCAAACTAATACACTATACCGAAGGCGGACCTTGGTTTGAAAATTATAGAAACGGTGAGTTTTCTCGTTTGTGGAAAGAAGAATTACAGGATATGATGAAGTAATTATGAAGGAATACTCTTTAGAAGAAGCACTGGTAATAGGATCAGGAAATAGACTTACTACTGATACTAATGATACTTCCAAACCCTTGGTTGTAAGAGGAGTTATTAAAAAAGACCATGTGAATAGATGCATCGAAACTGGAAGAGATTTCTATTACATTGATACTGGATATTTGGGAAACTTTCCAAGTAAAGGAAATCCAAGCGGTAAAAAAATATGGCACAGGGTGGTTAAGAACGAAAATCAACACTCAGTTATTAGAAACGTACCAAGCGATCGATGGGAAAAATTAATTAAACAGGATCCTAGATTACAATGGAAGGGCTGGAAAAACTATAACAAAAAAATATTATTAGTAATGCCCAATCCTAAGGCTTGTAAGTATTATAATGTAAATTATGACCAATGGGTTAAAGAAACTGAAAATAAATTAAAAGAATTTAGTAATTTACCTGTGGAAGTTCGAATAAAAGGATCACGCAGTGATCGAAATAATACATATTCGATATACGATGCACTAGATAGTGGGACTGCTATTACTGTGGCATTTAATAGTATAGCAGCATTAGAATCAGTAGCATACGGTGTTCCGGCAATAGTAAGTGTTCCTTGCTGTGCTACACCCATTGCAGAATCCGATATCTCAAATATTTCTAATCCGTTCAAACCTGATTCTAATTTAATAGAAAAACAATGTATGAATTTAGCATACGGACAATTTACCATGGAAGAAATTTTAAATGGCATGGCATACGAACTCACAGAGAAATATTCATGAAACTACTTTTAAACGATAAAGAAATTGCAAATTTTTTACATAGCCTTGTTGATACACATCGAGATGCAAAGAAGCAACCTGTACCTGAGGATAATCTAAACTATGTAAAGCAATTATTCATAGAAAAAGAAGTTGCAAGGAAATTAGATAATAAAAAAGTTTATGTAAAGCCAAAAGACTCTTGGGATGATAACACTAAACAAAAATTCTATAACAAATTAAAAAAAGCAATAACCAAGGACATGGAGAACTATTATTCTTACATGAGAAATTGGTTAAAGGAAAAGAAGAATAGTGACTTTAATACAATACATAAAAACCTTGAAAAAATTATTAATAAAATAGGGTTAGAAACTATATTTGAAAATTATAAAAAAAGCAAATATAAAAATTTTGTTAAGGGAACAGGTTTAAGTTTAGACTCTAACGGAACGTTTATAAGAAGAAAAGATTTTATTTCCTATGATCAGGATTGTTTAATTAGAAATACTGTAGGTAACGAAGAACTTTTAGTTACTAAAATAGATAACAATTATCCGTTCTGGTTTATAGATAGTGGTTATACAAACTTTCTTGAGCCTAACAAAAAATGGCACAGGCTGGTAAGAAACCATTTACATTACGGAGAGTATTTTGATGCGCCAGTATCTAGGTTAGAAAATTTTGTCAAGTTTCCAGTTCCGTGGAGAAAGAACGGTGATACTATATACATCATAGAACCAGGTCCGTTTGCTGCAAGTATTTTTCATTGCGATTTAAAAACTTGGAAGTATGATGTAGAAGCAGAATTAAGGAAGCATACAGATAAGCCTATCAAATTTAGAGAAAAAGCACCTTTAGATCAAAGAACTAATTTATTTAAGGAACTACTTAATGAGGATTACTATTGTGTTATAAGCATTAATTCTAATGCAGCAACTGAAGCAATTTGGGCAGGTATTCCGGCAATTACATTAGGAAAACATATTACTAATCCCATCACAAAAAACAGTCTTTCTGATATCAATGATCTATATTATGGAAAAATTACCGACTGGCTTTGTATGTTAAGTTACAGTCAATTCACAAAAGAAGAATTAATGAACGGAACAGCAAAACGTATTATAGAGAAATATCATGTCAAAATTTAAAGCAGTTGCATACTATGGTGGAATTCCGCCGAATAATAATAATCCAGAAAAACCTTTAATTCTAGATAACTTTCTACAGGGCGTAAGAGCCTCCGGAGATGAAGGAATTGATCACAGAGGTATGAATGCTATTCCTTGTGATGTAGCATTTATACAAGGATTCGTGCATGAGGACGGAAAGAAAGGAGTTCCGCATTTAACTCTAAGACAAAACGCAATTGATATGCAAAAACAAAACGGAAAGCGTTCTTTGATAGTCGATAGTAACTTATTTTTATTTGCAGACCCGGGAAATACAAAAACATATTTAAGATATAGTTTTGATGGAGTTTTCCCTACGACTGGTTTTTACTTTGATACCGATATTGATCCGTTACGATGGAAAAAAATTAGTAATAATTTAGGCCTTTCTCTTAAACCATGGAGAACACAAGGAACTCACATATTAATATGCTGCCAAAGAAACGGTGGATGGAGTATGAAAGGATTATCCGTTAATCAATGGTTACTAGAAACTGTTGCAAAAGTAAGATCTTTTTCTGACAGACCAATTGTTATTCGAGTCCATCCTGGAGATAAAAAATGGCAGAGATGGTTTGATCAAAGCATATTTAAAAAATACAAACACGTTACATTAAGTAAAAATCATATTAGGCAAGATCTTAATAATGCTTGGGCATCAATTGTTTATAACAGTTCTCCTAGTATTGCTAGTGTGATTGATGGAATTCCAACATTTGTTACAGATCCGCAAGTTGATATAAGTCAATCGTTCGGAGTGTGTAATACAAATCTTAAAAGACTCGAGGATCCAAAAATGTTTGAAAGACAGGAATGGATAGAAAAATTATCAATGTGCCATTGGAATTTTGATGAGTTGCGTTCCGGTGAAGCATGGCAGTTTTTTAGAAAGTTTATTTAAACTGTTGCCAATAAGGTTCTGGTCTAGGAACTTTTAAATCATCTCTTTTACTTTTACCTAACTGCTTTCTTCCACCTTTAAGGTGATCTAAGTATGCGCCCCATTCGCAATTTATAAGAGGATGACCTTCACCGCTAGACATACCAGGTCGTGGTCTTAAATCGTGTAAAGATGCTGCCCAGTCATACTGTTTAAGATTAGGAAATCTCTGCCTGACAACATCAAATACAAAACTGTCATGCCATTCAATCATTGAGAATATTCCGCCTTGGCCTTCCGCATCATCGTATACCCTTTGAAATTCTGTTAGAAAGTCTTTGGTGCTTTGTGATTCCATGTTCATAGCATAAAGTCCACACTCTGAATATTTTCCTTTTCTTCCTAAGTAACAAAGTTCCTGTTTGCCAGGAAGTAATCCATTTAATTGCTTTGAATTTATAGGACTATGACAGAAAGTGTCTGCATCCATCCACATTAACCACTTTGTATTACATTCTGTTGCACATGAAAAAATGCTATATACCTTGTGTGCAAATCTTATAGCATGCCATTTAAAACCCTTGCCTGAATCTTTTCTTTTACTTCTTATAGGATCGGAACTAACATCTCCGTTGGCCTTAGGAACATTTTTCCATCTCTCTTTAAAAGCAACAAGCTCAGGACTTGCTTGATGAAGATCCTTTACGATTAAATTAGGTGCAGATTCTTGTACCACACAATCTTCGGCATATACATAAAGTTTTACCTCTGCAGGCCAATTTCTTAAAAAGGATTCAATCATCCTTTTTCCGTATTGTTCATATCCTTGTTTATGAAAAGTTGTTACTACAGTTATACTCACTTTAATCTACTCCATTGATGACACCAACCTAGTTGTGCTATTGCTTTATATCCTATCTGATATAACAATTTACTTTCAGTTCTAGGAATTACTTCTTCGCCTTCTATAAAAATATCTGGCTCAACTTTAGTTAATAATGGCGATAGTTGATCCATTATATGTAATTTATCTAAATCTATAAAAATGGCTGTAACGTCTCTTAAATCAAAAGTGCTTTCGATAGTTTTTCTAGAAATTAAATTTCTTGCTTTAGTTTCTATATCAGTTTCATAAACAAATACTGTATTGAACATTCCAAGCAAATTATCAAAGTTTCCGAACCCATTACCGACTACTAGGCAGTCAATTGGAACTTTTTTTACGTTTTTTGATATTCTTTTTTTAAATTTATCCATTGTAAACCATTAAATACTACTATATTTATTGGAGAGAACATGCGGTTCAAACTTTTCAGAGAGCACGGTGCATTAAACAGTCCTGACATTTTCAATGCATTTGAGCAAGGACTCAAGCACACAGGCCACGAAGTTGTTAGCGATAATGAAGATGTAGCAGTGATCTGGTCAGTGCTATGGAACGGACGTATGCTACCTAATAAGTTAATTTTTGAAAATGCTAGAAAGAATAACAAGCCTATTGTAATTATAGAAGTAGGAAATTTAAAGAGAAACATAACATGGAGAATATGTTTAAATCATATACACGGATTAGGAACATTCGGAAACGATAGTAACCTAGATATCGATCGTCCTGCAGACTTAGGAATATATCTTAAAGAAGAAAACAAATATAGATCAAAAAGTATACTAATTGCAACACAGCATTCTAAGAGTTTACAATGGGAAGGCATGCCCTCTACGGATGCTTGGGTGTATTCTGTTGTTGAAAAGATAAGAGAAAAAACTGATCAGACGATAGTTTTACGTCCACATCCCAGATCGCCAATGCCTGGAATAGAACACGAATTCAAAAATGTAATAAGACAAAATCTAATAAAGGTGAATGGTACCTATGATGACTTTGATATACGATACGATTATCATTGTGTAATTAATCATAACAGTGGAGTTCCAATCCATGCTGCTATTGCAGGAACTCCAGTAATATGCGATTCGAGCAGTTTGGCATATCCCGTATCTGACACGTTCGAAAATATTTTAAATCCTGTATTGCCCGATAGGCAGGAATGGCTAGTAAAGGTAGCGCATACCGAGTGGACCGTGGAAGAAATTGCCAAGGGCATCCCCATTAAAAGATTAGAAAATCATATTTTAGCACAACTAAACTCTTGATTTTTGTTAACAGAGAACGTATAATAAGACAATGAAAGAGCCATTCTACATTGAAGATATATTTTTGAAATTTTTCGAAACGATGTCGACGAATAGAATTTTTATGCAGCCTAATGATAGAAGTGCTGCTGTAAGTTTCTATACCAGTCTAAACTCTAACACATTGTTAACAGAGAATCAAGCAAAGTACATACTTAGAATACTAACGAAGTACAGAAACACCTGCCAGCCATATTATGATTTTATAATTCATTTAGAAGAGCCTCAGTGGAAAAATTCTTTTAGAGTTATAGATCAATCAAAAAAAGTTTGGGTTGAAAAGGACGGTAAGGAATTATGGTTATGTTTTAAATTTCCATTTCAACTGAAAGAGTACTTTGATAAAGAAATTGCCTTGCAACAAGGCTGGGGTTCACACACAGGCATGTGGGACAGAGAAAGAAAAATTAGAAAGTTAAAATTTTACGAATACAATCTAATGTCTATATTTGAATTCTGTAAAGAAAAAGAGTTTGAGATCGAAGAATCATTCATGGAAGCATTATCAAACGTCGAAGAAATTTGGCAGAATCAAAAAATTCACCAGAAAAGATCAACAGTTCGAGAGGATCAAGTAATACTAAGGAATGCTCCAGAAGATGCATTAGATTATTTTGAAAAACACAGAGCAAACAAGATATCTGCAGATTTAATATTAGCAAAGAATATGGGATATCTATATGAAGAAATTCCAAACAATATTTTTGAAAAGATTGCAAATGCCAACAGCAATCGTTTTTTTGCTAAGGATATAAAACAATTTTTAGAACTAGCATACGGTGTTCAGGGTAAAATATTAATAATTTTAGAAAGAGGAGAGCGTGCAGAAGATTGGATTAAGCATCTTGCCTATGAAATAGAAAAACACAATTATGATAAGACCGATTTCAGAGTTTGCTTTAGATCAAGCAACAAAGAAAATCCAGATTTTAATAAATGGGTCAATCAAAACGGTTTTGGTGGAAAAATAAAGGACGCAAAGTTCCTAATCTTCCAACAAAAGCCAGCAAAGTGGTTGTTCAAAGACGTAAATGATGTTATAATAGTTGCTACAAATGAATTATTACCAGGTATGAATTCTACAGCAAGGGCGATGTTTAACAATCACCCGTGTGTTGTTTTTATTGGTGAATACAAACCTGTTAAAGATAAGGAAGATATAGTTGAACTGTAAACTTATTATAAAAGACGAAGTAAACATTAAGTTCGAAGGACTTGCTGTCGAGACTAGAAGGAAGATCGCTAATAAATTAAAATACGATCTTCCTTATGCACGACACATGCCGGCTTTTAAACTAGGCCGTTGGGACGGAACTGTGAGTTTCTTTGGTATTGGAGGAAATGGTTTCTTAGCACACCTTGATGTTGCACTTCCTATAGTTGAAAATGATGGATATGATATCGAAGTAATAGATCAACGAGAGCATCACAAATTTGACTTTAATAAAATCGACGAAAACTATTGGGCCGACAAAGGAAAAGTTTGGCCGAAAGGTCACCAACAAGCAGGACAACCTATAGTGCTGCGTGATTATCAATATGACGTTGTTAATCAATTTTTAGAAAATCCACAATCGTTACAGGAGGTTGCAACTGGTGCTGGTAAGACTATTACGACTGCTACCCTTTCGCATTTATGTGAGCCTTATGGCCGCACAATGGTCATTGTACCAAACAAGAGTCTTGTTGTACAAACTGAAGAAGATTACAAAAATTTAGGACTTGATGTAGGAGTTTACTTTGGTGATAGAAAGGAACTAGATCATACCCATACAATTTGTACATGGCAAAGTCTTAACGTTCTTGATAAGAAAAGTTATGATGGCGATAGTTTAACGCTTGCAGAATTTACGGAAGGTGTGAGAGCAATTATAATTGATGAAGTACACCAAGCAAAGGCTGATGTTCTTAAAAAACTACTCACAGTAAACTTTAGAAATGCACCCATACGCTGGGGATTAACAGGAACCGTTCCTAAGGAAAAGTGGGAATTTCAAGGCATACTAGCCAGTATCGGTCCTGTAATTAATAATGTATCAGCACACGACTTACAGGAAAAAGGCGTGTTGGCAAAATTAGATATACAAATTTTACAAACAAAAGATATTGAAGAATTTAGAAGTTACCAAGAAGAATATACTTGGCTTGTTACCGATTCAAAGAGATTAAAGTATATTAGCAATCATATTTCTAGTGTTGCAAAAAACGGTAATACACTTGTACTAGTTAATAGAATCGATACAGGTAATAAACTATTAAAAAATATTCCAGAAGCAACGTTTATCAAAGGCGATGTAAAACTAGACGATAGAAAAGAACAATATGACGAAATTAAAACATCTGACGGAAAGATTATTATTGCTACTTATGGGGTTGCCGCTGTTGGCATTAATATTCCTCGTATTTTTAATTTGGTTCTTATTGAACCCGGAAAAAGTTTTGTCCGTGTTATTCAAAGCATTGGGCGCGGAATAAGAAAAGCAGAAGACAAAGATTTTGTACAAATTTGGGATATTACTTCTACCTGCAAGTATGCAAAAAGGCATCTAACAGAACGAAAACGATTTTATAAAGAAGCAAAGTATCCACATACGGTAACAAAGGTAGATATATGAGTGAAGTTAAAATAGACGATTGGGCAATGCCTAAAATAAAAAATTTTCGTACTTACATTGATATAGGTGCAAGTAACGGAAAAACATCGTTTCCTTACGTTAACAAGTTTAAAAGAATTATTTGTTTTGAACCCAATCCTAAGAGCTTTGTAGAACTTTCTAGTAATGAACGTCTGGAATGTCATAACATTGCATTGGGTGATATTGAGGAAATTAAAACACTGATTGTAAACAGCGAAACACAAAATCCAGAACACGGATCTATTTCTGAAATAAGAAATAAAGACTGGACCGACGGAGAAAAGTTTGAAGTTCAAGTAAAAAGATTAGATGACTATAAGTTTTTTGATGATGTTGATTTTATAAAAATTGACACAGAACAATACGAGCTTAACGTAATTAAAGGTGCTGTAAAAACTTTAAAAAAGAACAGACCAACAATTATGTTTGAAAATAAAAGAAACGAAGCAGATGAAGCAATTATATTTTTGTTAGACTTAGGGTTTACTGTTAAAAAATATAAGAGTGATACAATTGCTTTTTATGAGGACAATAATGAAAGTAATTAATGACGAAAAGTTAGATCTGATAGTAAAGTATACATCAGAAACTAGCGGAACAAGAGAACATTTTCTAAGTGACATCGTTAAAAATAATAATCTTAAACTAGGTGCAGAAATTGGAGTTCGAACAGGAAAAACAACATTTCATATTCTAGACAATAATCCTATGTGCGAAATGTATGCCATAGACAAAGATATTACACAATTTTTTAATGATACGGTTAAGGAGAAATACGGACATAGGTTAAAAACATACGAAACCGATAGTAGAGTATCTCCGGACTTTGTTGCTGATAATAGTTTAGATTTTTTCTTTATAGATGCTTCGCATACTTACAAAAATGTAAGAAAAGATTTAATTGCCTGGATGCCTAAACTAAAACATGATGGTTGGATGATGGGACACGACATAGATTATCCTTCCGTTGAAAAAGCGGTTATGGATGTTATTGGATTTTATGAAGTAGGACCCGATAATGTTTGGATAGCCAGACATGAAAAAACATATCCAGGATTACAGGAGAACCAATGAGAATATTAACATTAGATAACAAGGCCTTTGACCTTAACGAACTGCCGGAAGAAGTTTCTGAAGATGCTAGATTTAGTGTGTTAGATAATTCTGACCCAAAGAATCCAGACTTTTTCTTCCAGCCACTTATATTTTTAGAATCTTTTAATAGTCCGGCTATATTGATGAAGATAGGCGGACACGAAGTTCAAATGCCACTTGATTGGTGCATTCTTGTAGGGGACAGTGATTGTGGAAGCGATCCCGAAGTTCTTCCGCTAACATCTATCAACGAGCGTGGCTTTGAAGCATTTGTAATCAATCCCATAAAAGGATACAGGTGTGAATTCATGCCCGTGGAAATTATTAACATCTACCAGGACGTAAGGTGGTATTTTCCAAAAATGAAGAACGGCCAATTATTAACCATTCCACTTCACGACGAACCTAACCCTCCGTGTGCCTATTTTGTTAAAGAGATAAGCAGACAGTCAGAAGTAGTTGAATTGGCTAACTTACTCTGATAATTACATATAATAACGCCACAGTGCAAGGAAGAAAGGATGACTATGAAAGCAGGTAAAATATGGGGTCAGACCGAACTGATCCACGCAAACGGTGTGCTAGAATTTCACCGTATCGAATTCAAAAAAGGATTTAAATGTTCAGAACACGAGCATCAATACAAATGGAATGGTTTCTTTGTAGAATCAGGAAAGATGATTGTGCGAGTTTGGCAAAGTGGTGATCAGGATGGGTTAGTCGATGAAACTATTCTCGGACCAGGAGAGTTTACTCAGGTTAAGCCAGGCAAGATTCACCAGTTTGAAGGTGTTGAGGACGGTGTGGCCTTTGAACTATACTGGGCAGAATTCAACCACGATGATATTGTAAGAAGAACAGTAGGTACAAAGGTAAAATAAATTATGGGAAAGAAAAACATCGGTAAAAAGAGAGACAATTGGTTTAACGATTATCATGATATACCCGAATTAGGAATAACTGGTACTCGAAAAATTAATGATAGAATTGCTTACTATGATACCGACGATTTCAAAGATGCCACAGTAATTGATTTAGGTTGTAACATGGGACAGATGGCATTCCAAGCAGAAAAATGGGGTGCTAAAAATGTAATAGGTGTCGAGTTTGATGCAACAGCAGTTGTAAACGCAAACGAGATAAAAGAAAAACTACAATCTAATGTAAATTTTGTAGTCGATGATCTTGATAGTAATTTTTTCTGGAACAGCATATCTAAAAAAGATGTTGTTATGTTTCTTGCTATCATCGATACCCACGAACTTGAAAATAGGTATGGGATTCTTTCTAGAGCATGTTCTAAAACAGAAAAAGTCATGTACTTTGAAGGGCATGGAAAGCAGCCTTCCAGTAAATATTTTCAAAACATCATCGATTACACAGATTTTTCTCAAATAATTTACAAAGGCGATACTCCTGTTAATCGACCATTCTTCAGATGCACTAGAGATGTGTTAACAAGCGACGAAGCAAAGGAAACGATTACAAGTTTAGGATACAAAAAAATTGCAGTTGTTGGAAAATCACTTTCTGGGAAATCTACTATGCGAACAGAAACATGGCAGCATTTAAATGACAATGGGTACGCAGTTATCGACGATTTAAGGCATATTAAAACAGTAAAAGAAAACGATGCGGGATCACTAATACCTACTGAGATCGATAGAATTGAGATTGAACAACTAAAAGACTTTGATAAATTTGTGTTGTTTGATTACAGGGCTTTAGAATATTATAATGAGTTTGATGCAGTTTTCTTCCTCACACCAAATGAAGATTTAATAGGACAAACCAGAGATAGAAAACGTCCCATGCGTAGTCCTTCTGTAAAAGATTGTACTACATTAAAAGCGAGTTACGCTGTAAGGACTTACTAGTGTCAAAAAAGATAAAAGATTATTCGTGTTTCCTAATTTCTAATAAACCTAATTTACACAAGGATGTAATTAGTGGATTGATTAGTGAAAGGGTTAGTTTCTTTAACGGAACTGGAGTTGAATCATTTTCACAATTAGTAAACAGGTGCGTGGAATCATCTACTACCGAAATCGTTATTCTTATGTCAGATAAGATGAGACCGATTGATGAAAATATACAGAAAACCGTAAAACTATTAAAAGAAGGATATGCGTTTGTTGGTATGTATCGCTTTGGGTTCTTTGGATTCAAAAAAGAATTATTTAGAAGAATAGGTCCGATGGATGAAAGATTTGTTGGAGGATGCTGGGAAGACGATGACTTTTATATTAGACTAAGAGAAGCAGATTTATCAATGTATTTGAGCCAAGAAGTTGGCTATGTTAAAAGCCACTCATCCTGGAATCACACGCTTTCTAAAAAACATTTTTATAACAAATGGTTCCTTAATGAAACCGATAGTAAGACGTACAGAAGATTGGATGAGATTAAATTAGATTATAATTTTGGTCCTAGCATTCCTGCTCATTTCTTACCCTGGAGTTATACAAAATTACTCTGCAAAAAAATTAAAAAATACGAAGGATTGGAAATAGGATATGAGTAGTGTAATCATTAATAATTTACCCGGAATTGAAAATAAAACTTATTTAGAATTAGGTGTCAACGACGGAGTGAACTTTGATCAAATAAGATGTCATCTCAAAGAATCTGTAGACATTAACGGCAATGGTACTTTTACTGGAACTACTGATCAATTCTTTGAAAGATTGCAAAAAAAGAAGAACTATGATATTGTTTTCATTGACGCTAATCATGATTATGATTTTGTTGTTAGAGATTTTAATAACAGTGTTAAGTGTTGTAACGAATGGATATTAATGCATGACATGATACCTCCAGGAAGGAAGTATATTAAGTCATATAAGTGTTCTGACTCTTACAAAGTATTGTATCATCTTCTAACTAAAACAAATTTTGAAGTATATCCTATGGACGAAAATTTTGGATTCACTTTAGTTAAGATGCCTGCCACTGAAATTGTATTAGATGATGAAGACAAAACTCTTATGTACACAACCTTTAGTAATTTTATTAAAGGTCGTAAACTTTACAACAACAATGAAATTATCAACATGTTAGGAGGCGTTAGTGTTTAATAATTCCAGAATTTTTATCTCCGGAGCAACAGGATCATGGGGACAAACTCTAACAACTATGCTGTTAGAAAAATATAGTGTGGAAGAAATTATCTGTTTCTCTCGAGGAGAATTACAACAGGTACTAATGAAAAGAAAATTCAATAATAATCCTAAATTAAAATTTATTATCGGTGATATAAGAGATTACGATGCTGTATATAATGCAACAAAAAATGTCGATTATGTGTTTCATTTAGCAGCGTTAAAACACGTTCCTGTTTGTGAAATAAACGTTCAGGAAACAATTAAAACAAACATAGACGGAACAATTAATGTTGTAAAAGCAGCAATCGAAAACCGTGTAAAGAAAGTTATCGATGTAAGTTCAGACAAAGCAGTAGAACCAATAAACCTCTACGGAATGACCAAGAGTGTCGGAGAAAAAACGATAATTCAAGCCAACGACCTGAGCGATCACACACGATTTGTTTGTATTAGAGGTGGTAACGTAATGGGGTCTAGTGGTTCAGTTATTCCTCTTTTTATAGAACAAATTAAAAAGGGCGGACCTATTACTATTACTGATAAAAAGATGACACGATTCTTTTTAACACTAGAAGAAGCAATTAATCTATTGTTCAAGGCTTCCATCGATAGTATCGGTGGAGAAACATTTGTTATGAACATGCCGGCTTGTTATATTGAAGAATTAGCCGAAGTATTGATGGATGAATACGGAAAAGTTGATGTTATCGAAACGGGCATTCGTCCTGGTGAGAAATTAGATGAAACATTAATATCACACCACGAGTCTAAGTTAAGTTATTGTTATGATGAAAACTACTTTTTAACATTACCAGTTGGATATAATCAAAAATTAGCAATACGCTACCAAGATCTAAAACCCTTTCCATATGATGAATTTTCATCAAAGACAAAAATTCTTAACAAGCAGGAAATCAAGGAAATGCTAGCCAAGGGTAATTTTATATGAAAATTTTAGTGCTAGGATCAAATGGCATGGCTGGCCATATGATTGTAAAATACCTATCTACATATCACGATGTAACAACCGTTGCAAGATCCAATGCAGATCATTGTTTGGATATAGAAAACAAGCAACAGGTAGAAAATTTTCTAGCAGAATTACAATCTAAAAGTTTTGATTTTGTAATAAATTGCATGGGATTATTAGTGCAGGACAGTATTCAAAGACCAGACAGAGCAACAATCATTAATTCATGGTTTCCACACGCAGTAGAAAATTCCTTAAAAAATTTACAAACTAAACTAATACATTTATCAACAGATTGTGTGTTTGATGGCAACAAGGGAAACTATTTTGAAGACGATAGTCACACAGAAACAAATTATTATGGTAAAACTAAAAGCCTTGGCGAAATTAACAACGACAAGGATGTAACATTTAGGATGAGTATCATTGGTCCTGAAATTAAGGACTCCGGAACTGGATTATTTCATTGGTTTGTGAATAAGTCGGAAAATGAAGTTGGCGGGTATTCTAATGCGATGTGGAATGGATTAACAACCCTTCAACTAGCGAAATGCATTGACGAATACATAAATGATCCAACACCGTCTGGCATAATTCACGTTGTAAACAACGAAGTTAACATTAGCAAGTACGATCTGCTCGTTAAAATAAACGAAATATTTAATCTTGAAAAGAAAGTTAACAAGACTGTAGGTCCTAAAACCGTTAACAAGATTCTTGTTAATACTAAAAAAGATTTCAGCATTCCTAATTACGATATTCAACTAAATGAGTTAAAAGATTTTATAAAATGAAGGCATATATCATAACATTAAAGGGGAATGATATTTCTGAAACACATGCTGCCGAATGTATAGAACAAGCAAAGAAGTTTGGTATTAATGTTTCGCGATTTAATGCAATACACGGCCATGACTATCCTGCACATCTCAAAAGATTAAAAATAAATCCAAGATATAAATTTAAAAAAGGAAGAGCAGGAGTTTTCGGGTGTTTCTTGAGCCACTATTATCTATGGAAGCAGTGCCAAGAAGAAAATGTTCCTTACTTAATTCTGGAACATGACGGATATATCATTAGATCCTTTCCTTCCGACATAATTGATAGATTTAGTGACGTATTAAAATTAGATAATCACGATCCTTATTCAAAAAGTTATAATTCTATGTTTTTAGATGTAACAGAGCAACAACAAATAGAAATTACCAAGTATCATAATCATCAAGCAAAGTTTTTAGAAAAAAATCAGACAGGAAACTACATGAGAGGAGCATATGGATACATTATTAAACCTCATGCCGCCAAAAAACTTGTAGACTGGATACAAATTAACGGATTTGTTCCTGCTGATCAACAAATAGGTGATTCTATAGTTGACATAAGAGTTACGACTCCGTCAATGGTAAGATTGCACCCAAATTATTTTGGAAATATAGGTAAACTTTCACTGACAGGAAATCCTAGCCTAATATAAATCGATATGTTTATAAATGTACTAAGAAATTTTAATCATCAGGAAATTAAGGACCAGTTAATCCAGGAAATTTCCGAATCTCAGGCAACAAGCCAGTTTTTAAATAACGAAAATATCACGGTAACTGATTATCATACTAAAGTCGATGAGAAAAAATACAGAGACACATTTTTTAATGCGGTGGGGCCTAGCATTGACAAGATAAGGAATCTATATTTTTGCAAAAAATGGGAAATTCACAATTTTTGGTTCCAACAGTATCAAAAAAATGACAATCACGGTTGGCATACCCACGGAGGATGCCAATGGTCCTTGATTTATTTCGTTGAACTTCCTAACAAGGATATTTCTACAGAATTTTATGACACTGACGCCCAACAAATAATTCAACCCGAAGTACAGGAAGGTGATATTATAATTTTTGATTCAAAAGCACCACACAGATCTCCTAAAAATACCACTGACTCTAGAAAAACTATAATTTCTGCTAATTTAAGTTTGTTTGATGTCGACACAACTAAATTGAAAAATGGTTAAGATATACGAATCACCAGATGGCGGCGAAACAGTGTTTGAAAGAGATACTAAAACAGGTGAACGGACGATTGTTATAAAAAAAGAGTACCCCGATTATTGGATTTACGATCACGAATGGCGAGAAATTACCGAAATTGCTGAAAGGGGAAATAAGGCCTTGCAAAAATCACTAAAAGAGCTTAAACTATTATATAACTTATCGAGAGGCAATGATGACTAAACAGGCAGGTTTGAGATTAAATGAAATTTTGGCAGCCGTTGATCTAAACGGAAAGGATGTATGGGACGATCTTACAGAAGAGCAACGTAAGAGTATCGTTTTTTATACTCTTAATCGCTATATAAGCGTCGTACAAGGGTCTAGAGAAGAAAAGGAACACTTTGTACTGCTAGGAAATGAACGCTTTAATAAGAACCTATTTTTGCTCTTAAACAAGCATCCAAAATTACTCTGGCAACTGGCCTGTAGTTGTGGTCATGAGTCAAAAAATGTGTTCACGCACAAGTGGATGAAACTGAATAAGTCCAAAGATAAGAAAGTAGAGTTTTTAGGCAAGATCTTTCCGAACATGAAAACTGCTGATCTAGAAACTCTTTCAAAAATTACTACAGATAAAGAGATAAAAGAATATTGTGCTGAACTTGGTTGGGATAAAAAAGAAGTCAATGGAATTAAACTATAAGTGCGGATACTGCGAAAAGTCTTTCGCTAGGGAAAAAACGCTGATGGTTCATATCTGTGAACCAAAGAGACGCCATCTTTCTCGAAACGAGAAACACGTTCAACTAGCACTTTTAACCTATCAAAGATTTTATGAAATTAGTCAAAAGACAAGCAAGAAAAAAACATTTGACGATTTTGTAGATAGCCCTTACTATAATGCTTTCGTGAAATTTGGCAGTTTCATGAGCAATACCAATCCCATATATCCAGAAAAATTTATCGACTTTGTTATTAAGAGTGGAGTCAAACTAGACCATTGGTGTAGAGATGAATTATATGATACCTATCTGGAAGAACTATTAAAATTAGAACCTGCGGATGGTGCGATACAGAGATCAATACAGACCATGATGGATTGGGCCGACGATAAAGAGGCTGCTTGGAATCATTATTTTAACTATGTTAATCTAAATCGTGCGACACACGATATCAAGGAAGGAAAGATATCTCCTTGGGTGTTGCTTAATTCAAAGACTGCAAAGGAAATGCTAAAGAAATTAAACGATGAACAATTGGAAATTATAGGACCCTTTATCAATCCAACATTTTGGATGAAACGATTCAAAGCACTACCTGCAGACACTGAATTAGTGAAAGAAGTTATAAGAGAAGCGAAGATTGATTAATGAAAAAAAGAATTTTGAAAGATGGAACAGAGGTTGAAGAATTGACCAAGCCAGTAAACTTGACAATATTAACCAAATGTCCTAAGAAATGGAAAATCATTGACATGGAAACAGGTCAGTGTTATACTGCAAGTGGAGATTATGAAATATACAAACAATGGAAACTGATAGATAAAAAAGATGCCTGATATTGATATAGATTTTATTGATAGAGATGAAGCACTCAAGCATTTCAAACACGTTAGAGCAAAACGTGTGGAAGATGGCAAGAGTGTAAAACACAATACGGGTGTTTATATGCACGAAGTTCCATTTGATCCGGAAAATAATTTATGTTCTATTCCCTATGAAGATGCAGAAGAACAAGGATTGTTTAAGATAGACTTCCTAAACGTTACTTTGTATAAGGGAATAAAAAACGAAAAACATTTACATCAACTTATGGAGACTGAACCACTATGGGACCTACTCGAACAGGACGATTTCACAGACTTGCTGTTTCACGTCAACGGACATGGAAACATACTAAGACAAATGAAACCAAAGACGATACCACAACTAGCAGCAGTACTGGCGATGATAAGACCAGCGAAGAGACATTTGATTGGTCAACCATGGGACACGGTTCTAAAAGAGGTATGGACGAAACCAACGAATGACGAATACTTCTTTAAGAAGTCACACGCAACTGCATATGCTGTGGCTGTTGTAGTTCAAATGAATTTAATCTGCGAACAGATAAGTTATGGGTATCAATGAACTACGAAGTAAAAGATTATAGAGAACCACAAAAACCTAAACTAGGATCATGGCCATTCTGGACCGTTCCAGAATTCTATGCTCTAAGTTATCTAATAAGAATAGGAATTTTCCTATTGGGCATTCCTTGGTTATTTGGCATGGCACTAACAGCCAAGGGTCTCTTCGTTACTTTTTTATTACTTGATTATTTTACCTATGTGGGTCTTAAGAAGGTTTACGGACTAGAGTAATAGATCTGCGCTTAATTCTTTTTACAATTATATTGTTTAGGCTAGTGATGGGTCCTAGCGTAACTGTAACATCTTTAGTGTTAAAATTCCTAATAGCACTTTCAAATATGTATATTTCGTTTCGTAAGAATATGTTAATGGGTATCTGCCTATTTGATTCCCACCACCAGGCTTCTCCTAACTCTAAAAATCGCTTCTTGAGATCTTCTGTTTGTATGAGCTCGTAGTCATAGAAGCTCGTAACATTAGAATCCTGGTTGATTATAATGCCAACGTATTCCTTATCAGCATGCGTTAATACGCTGATAAATGGACAGTTTTGTTGCAAGTTTTCTGTTATTCTCATCGATAAATAGTATAAAGGTTCATGTTAAGCATATGCAAATTAACTCAATATATTTATATCCAAACAAGTTGGATGTTTACACAAGTGACAACACGGCTTCTTGGACTCCGGAGAGATTCAATATGGTATACAATCGTAATTTAAAGATCTATAGAGGCGTTGATAACAGGGTAGATCTACAACTTAAAAACAGTGATCAGAAAGCACTCAATGCAACGGGCAGCATAGTGGTGTTTAATCTCGTGAACAAAGAGAACAGTGATCTTGTTCTTCGCAAGGATTGTTCGGTTGATGATTTAGCAGTGGGTAGAGTATATGTAACAATTACCGAAGACGAATTGCTTTCTATCGAGCCGGGATATTATACCTACAGTTTTCACAAAGAAACTAGATCAAATGTTGATTCAACAGATTATAAAGTTTTAACAAAGTTACCATTATTCATGGATAGCCAATATGGTGCAATAGCATCTCTGGAAGTAATAGGCGGAATGGAGGGAAAACCATACGATACTAAAACTGTTGATACTTTTAGAAAGATTGCGAACTTTGATGTTGCTGCCCAACCATCAAGCGGCCCTCAATTACAAAGTCCAAGACCAAACTTTGCCCAAAATTATAACACAACGGGTTACGAAGAATTCTATATCAGCAGTCACATAGATGCCAATCCAAGAATGTCCACACCACAAAGCCTACACACATTCCAATTTTATTACAACAACTATCAAGGCGAAGTTATATTACAAGGAAGTTTGGGCGAAGGTGCCAAACCAATAGAAGGTTCTTGGACTAATATCCAAACTTTTAATATCACTAGTGCCAATTCAAAAGAATACCACAATGTTACCGGAAAGTACAATTGGTTTAGAATTAAGCATACTCCGGACACATCAAACACAGGAACAGTTGACAAAGTATTATATAGATAGTATAATACTAGTATGACACTTGTAGTAGACACATTCCGATCTTTACTTCCCGCGAGAGCAAAGTCCAATCCGAGTGGATGGACTTCCTTCAATGCTCCCTGTTGTCATCATAGAGGGCATAATCAAGATAAGAGAAAAAGAGCAGGTATACGTTTTGATGCAGGTGTAATCTATAACTGTTTTAACTGTAAGTTTACTGCAAGTTGGCAACCTGGTAGGCCCATATCAGAAAAATTTAAATCGCTGTGCAGGTGGTTAGGTGCTTCGGAAGACACAATCAATACCATGATATTTGAAGCATTAAAAACCGAATCACCAGATTACAAACCTAGAGAATCGCAAGTAAGAATAGCATTTACTGAAAAGAAATTACCCGAACACAGTTTACCTATAAGTGAATGGATGGAAGTTGATTTTGCTGGTAACTCTATACTAGAAGATAATCTTGCAAAGGTAGTTGAATATGTTTATGACCGAGGGTTTGATCCTCTGAATAAAATGTTTTATTGGTCGCCTGCTGATGGGTATGCTGATAGAGTTATCGTTCCTTTTTATTATAACGGAAAGATAGTTGGCAATACTGCAAGAAAAGTCAAAGGCGGTCGGCCAAAGTATCTAAGCGATCATCATTCACAATTTGTTTTTAATGTCGATGAACAATCGGAAGATCAAAGATATATATTTGTAACAGAAGGTCCTTTCGATGCGTTGTCGATAAACGGAGTTGCACTATTAACAAACAACATATCTGAACAACAATACAGGATAATTCAAGGTTTAGGTCACGAAGTTATTGTCATTCCTGATCAAGACGAGGCAGGTCTTAACTTGATAAACAAGGCAATAGAATACGGCTGGAGTGTGTCGTTTCCTACTTGGGATGATGATGTTAAGGACGTTGCTGATGCAGTACAGCGTTACGGTAAGTTATTTGTAACAGTTGATGCAATTAAAACAGCACAAGCAGGATCTATAAAAATAAATGTTGCTAGAAAAACTCTAGAGAGTAAGTTGGAGAAACAAAATGTGGAAATGGATTAAGGAAAAGTATTACCAATGGAAGATGAAAAAGAAAATAAAAGAATTACGGAAAAAGGATCCTTTTATATACAAGTAAATGCATATGACAGAGTTTAGAGAAGGTATTTTTAATTTATTAAAAAGACTAATAAGTGGTAGCAGCATAGGTCTCGCTATTACTTACACGCTTGGACACATTGTTATTGCCATGACGTGCAACAGAATTATAACCGGAGCAGACTGGGCACTTGCAGGTGCCGACGCACTAGTTGAACCCATGATTAACGGTATATGGTTTTACATTTTACATAAGGCTTATAAAAAATACAAAGGTATACAATGATAACTTGGGGTATATCTGCTAACAGCCATGACGGATCATTAGCGGTCTTTAAAAGCGGATACAAGGGTTTAACACAGACTCCTAATCTCGAATTAGTGTTTGCAAGTCATACTGAACGTTTTAGTGGACTCAAGAATGACCCACATCTTAATCGTGGTATTATAGACTATGCACTTCAGTGGGGTAATCCGGATGAAGTTGTTTGGTATGAAAAACCTTTTAAGAAAACCATAAGACAATTAGTTGCAGGTCAAGGGTGGAATTGGAATGAGAATAATATTAAAACATACTTGCGTGGTTATGGCATTAATGCACCCATAAGTTACAGTAGCCATCACGAATCGCATGCGGCCGCAGGATATTATACTAGTAAGTTTAATGATGCAACAATACTTTGCATAGACAGCATTGGAGAGTTTGAAACTTTAACAATATGGGAAGCAGAAGGCAATAAACTGAAAAAAGTGTTTACACAAGGATATCCTAACAGCATAGGCTTATGGTACAGTGCTATGACGCAACGTGTGGGCCTAAAGCCAAATGAAGATGAATACATTCTAATGGGCATGTCAGCATACGGTGATCAATCAAAATACTACTTTCACATGAAGGAAACATTTTTTAAATTAGGTCCTCACATGCACTGGCAATTTCCTAATGTTGAATTTAAAAATAATTTACACAGAGGTTGTAATTGGTATTTGGAAGGTCATACTAAGTGGACTGACAAATTAAACATAGCAGCAGCGGCACAGTCAATATATGAGGAAGTGTTTACAGGACTTGTAGAATATTGTAGTTCGAACTTTAAGAGCAAGAACTTAATTGTGATGGGCGGCTGTGCATTAAACTGTAAGGCAAACAGCAGGGCATACAGTTACTATGATAATGTTTGGATAATGCCAAATCCAGGAGATGCTGGTTCGAGCATTGGTGCAGTCCTAGCAAAAAAACAACAAAAGATTGATTGGAAGAGACCTTATTTAGGTTATGATATACAAGGAGAGTATCCGGTTGATAACCTATTCCGTGAATTAAAGGATAACGGAATTGTAGGAGTTGCTAACGGCAAGGCCGAGTTTGGTCCTCGAGCATTGGGCAATAGAAGTTTGTTGGCTGATCCGAGAGGCAAGAACATGAAGGATCTTGTGAACACTGTGAAGAAAAGGCAGAAGTATAGACCATTTGCACCTGCTATTTTAGCAGAACATGCAGAAGAATATTTTTATGGAGAAGTTGGTCCATACATGCAGTATACTGCAAAGTGCAGGAAGCCGGATGAGTTTCCTGCTATTGTGCATGTTGATGGAACATCAAGAGTTCAAACAGTTACCAAAGATGACAATACAGGTTTGAGAGAGTTATTGGAAAGATGGTATGCCAAAACAGGTTGTCCAATGTTATTGAATACTAGTCTAAACATTAAAGGAAACCCTATGGTTAATGACCAAAAGGATGCAAAAAAGTTTGCTCACAAGTATGGTGTGAGTGTATACTAATAAAATAATTAATTATGAAGGTGATAAAAATTAATGGCAAGTAAAAATTACGATTACGAAGTTCAAAAAGTATATTTGGAAATGATGCTGAATGACGCAGAAACTTTTGTGCGTTGTCAAGGTATTTTTGATCATACATTATTTGATAGAAAGTTACAGGATGCAGCATTGTTTATCAACGAGTATACAAAACAGTATAACGTAATGCCAGACTATGAAACTGTGAATGCAAGTTGCAGAACAGATTTAAAAAAACCACAAGATGTAAAAGACGGACATATGCAGTGGTTGATGGATGACTTTGAAAGTTTTACAAGACATAAGGCACTAGAACGTGCAATTATTAATTCAGCAGATCTATTAGAAAAGAATGACTATGGACAAGTAGAAGCCATGGTTAAGGAAGCAGTACAGATTGGGTTGGCACGTGATATGGGTACAGACTACTTTGCTGATCCACGTGGTAGATTAATGGGGCTAAAGGATAAGAACGGTCAGGTAAGCACTGGTTGGGAAACCATGGACAAGAAATTGTTTGGTGGTTTCAATCGAGGCGAACTTAATATTTTTGCTGGTGGATCAGGTGCAGGTAAATCCTTGTTCCTTGCAAACTTAGGTGTTAACTGGGCATTGCAAGGATTAAATGTTGTTTACTTAACTCTAGAACTTTCAGAACAGTTAGTTAGTATGCGTGTGGATAGTATGACAACAGGAATCACGACTAGAGACATTTTCAAGAACATCGATGATGTTGAAATGAAAGTCAAGATGATTGGGAAGAAGTCAGGTGCGTTCCAAGTCAAGTACATGCCTAGTGGTAAAACAGCAAACGATATTAGAGCATATCTAAAAGAATATGAAATTAAAACAGGCAAGAAGGTGGATGTATTACTTGTCGACTACTTAGACTTGTTGATGCCAATTGGTAAGAGAATTAGTGCAGAAAACTTATTCGTTAAGGACAAGTATGTATCAGAAGAATTGCGTAACCTAGCAATGGAATTACAATGTGTGTTTGTAACTGCGGCACAGTTAAACAGGGGAGCAGTTGAAGAAGTAGAATTTGATCACAGTCATATTTCAGGTGGTTTGAGTAAGATTCAAACAGCGGATAACGTGTTTGGTATCTTCACAAGCCGTGCTATGCGTGAGCGTGGTAGATATCAATTACAGTTAATGAAAACACGTTCGTCGAGCGGTGTTGGTCAAAAAGTAGATTTAGAATTTAATATAGAAACATTGAGAATTACTGATTTGCCAGAAGATGAGCAAGAATCATACAATGGCAATAACCGAGGTAGTAGTAGCATTATAGATTCGATTAAACGTAAGTCAGAAGTACAAAGCGATCAGGAACCAATCGAAGATCCTACTCAAGGAGTATCAGTGGGTAAAATCAAGGGCAAGGTAGAGTCAACTAAATTGCGTGAGATTTTAAATAGCATGGGTTCCGACGATGCAGAATACTAAAGTAATAATTTACGAGTGGTCCCCAAATAGATCGCAACCAGGACATTATCTAGATATTGATTGGCCCGTGGTTCACAAGGAGTGTGGATTAGATCATATACAATGGATCGAGGATCAAGATAAAAATAAATGTCAGATGAGCCTAGAATTTCATAAAGGAGTAAGACGTCTTATTGTCGAATTTTTCGACAAGAGTATTGAAAAGACATATCATTTAATGTGGGCTAAATAGTAGTATGCGCATTAAAGACTTACTATTCGAGCAGGCTAATCTGGTCACAGTTAACAGAAGACTCAATCCTAAACTATGGGAAAACGATCAGTTAAAACCCGAAATAAAGAAACAATTGCTAAAGATTGCTGAAGTGTTCAAGGAATTCATCGGTATTGATTTAGACGTAGTTGATTACACCCTAACAGGATCCAATGCAAACTATACATGGACTGCATACAGTGATCTAGATCTACACATTATAGTTAAGGGCATGCCAGGACTAGAACAGCGAGAATTGTTCAATGCTAAAAAAGCATTATGGTCCGAAGAACACAATATCACAATAAAAGGGTTGCCTGTTGAGTGTTATGTGCAAGGTGAAGAAGAACCGCATCATAGTACAGGAGTGTACAGCATAATTGCAGATCAATGGTTAGAAAAACCTAAAAAAGTAAAACCTGATCTTGATGATGCTGCAATTAAGGCAAAGAAAGAAAGTTTGATACACGATATCGAAACAGTACTTCTAAGCAAGGACATTACTAAACTTCGAGCAGTAAAAGATAAAATTACAAAAATGAGAAAGGCTGGGTTGGAAAAGGCCGGAGAATGGTCAACAGAAAACGTTGTCTTTAAGGTACTGCGTAATATGGGTTTAATTGATAAAATGACTCAACTTATTCGTGAGCTCGAAGACGAAGAACTTAGCCTGGAACAGGCAGAAGTTTTATTCTAGAGAAATATTTTGTGCCTGTTGATGGGTGCTATCGAATCTGATTCAAAATCTTCAAGAAAAAATACTTGCGTTAATCTAGGAACACCCGCATTATAAAATCCGTTTGCTTTGTGTGGAACATTACCATCAAAACAAATCATTCTGTTATACACGTTTCCAAATCTAACCGTTTCCACAAAACAATCGTTGTGTTCTTTAATTTGATTACCGTACCCTTCAACTGACTCGCCCTTGTAGAATTTTTGTTTTGTTTCCTGAACATTGTCGTATGTTTTTCCAGGTGCAAGTTCACAAAGAGAAGTTCCTGTTTCAACGTCAGGATCTGGTGTTAGGTAAATTATTCCTCCCATCAGTGCATTGTCATAGTGTACCCATCCTTGATTCTTTATGGATTCATTCGAACTGTCATAGGGCTCAATTAGTTGAAAAACAGAACTCACCTTCCAATGACAAGTTGTCTTTGAAAGATCAAAGTATAGTGAAAATATCTTGTGACAGAACTCTTCGATTATTGGATTATCAAGAGTCCATAACTCCTCAGTTCTCTTGCCTGGCCAAGCACCGTTTGGTGATGGTGTGAAATCTTGCTTCAGTGCATATTCTCTAATAGCATCAGGATCACTATAAAAGTTATCGACACACATAGTAGGAAAGTTCATCATGAAAATATTTAGTAACCACTTTGTATTTTATAAGCCGTTCTGGACTATAAATATTGCTTTATAAAGGATGGATTTAATGTTACAGAAAGTCAATGCCCCTGATTCTTGGATCAGCGAGATTATCAAAGACGACCCTGTGAGAGCGGAAATTCCACTCGATCACAGAATTAATGAAACGGCAGAAATTTATGTTCTGTGGAAGGATACAGAATTGGGTGCTGTTACCTGCGTTTCATACACCGACGGAATTCCAGGCAGCGTTGAGGAAATGTATAGCCTAGGATCTCCGTTTCCTGATACGGTTGTTTTTTACACAATCTGGAGTTACTCAAAAGGCTGTGGGAGAGAATTAATAATCGAAGCCAGTGAATCCATCAAGAAAGAAAATTCCACAATCAAGAATGTTGTTACATTAAGTCCCAAGACTCCGATGGCAGAAAAATTTCATATCAATAATGGTGCATGGAAGTATCGAGTAAACCCAGATACTGTTAACTATGCATACGAGCTGCAAGAATGAACATCGAACAGGTAGCATTTGCAACCGTAATTTCTGCAATAATAATCACGATTCTCTATAATCGAATAGGATGGAAAGAATTAAAAAATTGTTACAGCATGTGGCTGGACAAGAAGTATTGGACCAATTATAATATCATAGAAGCAGTGTCTTGGGTGGCAAAGGCAGTGATTATAGTTCCAGGACTAATCTTTGGAATAAATATCTGGCAATTGTACATTATCGCCCTAGTAACCAGCATGATGCTGATATGGGCAAGCAATAAAAAATTGTTACCCACTTTGGTTGGATTTAACACACTATGGATATGGTTAAGCATGATGGTTATCGCACAGCACGTCTTGTAGCCTGTGTCATGATTCCATTGCTGTTGTTAGGCTGTGGTTCCGTTAATAATTGCGGATTTAAACCGGGCGTAACGGTAGAACAGAAGCAACAACCCAAGGAAGGCGAGACTCGCACCGAGTCCGAAATAGAATCCAAACTACCCGTAAAAGTATCACCAAAAGGTGAAATTGTCTGTAATTTTTAGTTGACTTTCAAGCAGTTGTACTATAGTATTAAGTATCTGCTTGTAGCTCAGTTGGATAGAGCGTCAGTTTGCGGAACTGAAGGCCGGAGGTTCGAATCCTTCCAAGCAGGCCAATAACAATAACAAGAAGAGGCAAACATGATAGAAAAACAAATCAAGAAAGCAGTCATAGTAATAACAATATTACTAGCGGGACTATTCTTTGGTCTAATAACTGCGAGCAAGGCAGATGCAACAACTAATCAAACGATTCCACAACCAAAACCCTTACATTTTAAATTACAGGACTGGGCTCAATCAGAGTGGAATGATATCAAGACATTTCAAGAAAAGAATTGGGCGGACGGAAAGGCACAACTGAACAGAAACAAGGAACAGGTTTCCAATCTATTCCAAACACTAGCAGATGGGTTATCCACGCTGGTAAAGCCAAATGAAGACACTAGTAAGTAAGATAGGACAGTTGCACAGCAGGGTGTTTTCCTACGTAGGCAACAAGGCCAAGACATCCAAAATATGGGCAATTCTCCTAACCTTCTTGGTTGTATATGAATTAATAGAACACATAGTATATCCCATACTAGTGCCCTATCTAATATACCTAAACATGCGCTAGACACCGTCTTAAACGCATTTTAAGCGTCATACAGCGGTGTTTACGCTCGTAGGCACCGCAAGCACTACACAGCACTTAAACACACTTAAAAACGCTTTACATTAGGCTTATAGAATTATACGCTTCTGTAAAGAATGGGCTGTCCATTTTTGTCCAGGACCAAATCTCCGCTTTCCCTATATTGGGCAACCATAACGCCCTTTTTGGATCCTCTAATCCACATGGCAGGAACAACTTCCTGATCGTTGTAATACTTCTTGAGATGATTTGTTAGTATTCCTCTCTGCTTTATTCCAGCCATGTTATGCTCCCATTTTGGCCTTTAGAGCGGCTCTTTTCTTTTCTGCTGCCGCGGCCTGTCTTACTTTTCTACCCATAGGTAGTGGTTGCAACATTTCGTAGATGCCGCCCTTCTTGGCTTCCCATTCTACTCTAACGAACGTGCTCTGTGTGCCTGATTGGAATGATTTGACTGCTTTCTTGTAACTTACTGCTTCTCGTGTTTCTACCTTTTCACCATCGGTAAAGGTAAATGTACGCATCTTTGCCATACTGCTCCCGGGTTAAGGGTTTGAGTTTAATAATAGCAGTAGTTATCTCTTTTGGTTATTTTTTGCAGGTTTGAGGGGCAAATACGCAGCC